TCTTATAGAACCTATAAAGAATGCTTTTTCTAAGTAATATGTCATTGTGGGTTTGCTTGAATCCCACATAATCTATTCCTCTGGCATCAACTGGAAATATCTGCCAGTTCTTTTTAATTTCCAATTTCAATTCACTGCCAAGATAAAGTCCCATCTTATCCAGGATATAGAAAAGTCGCCATTTGCAGCCAGATAGAATAACCACATCATCCATATATCTAAAATAATGCTTTATTCTCATATCCTCTTTAATCCAGTGATCATAATAAGATAGATATAGGTTTGCCAGATACTGACTTGTATAATTTCCGATTGGAAGCCCCTTTTCAGAATTATTGCTGTCAATTATCTTACCAAGTAGCCTTATAAGCTGTTCATCAGAAATTATATGTCGTAAAATTGCTTTAAGTGCATAATGATCCACATTATCATAGAACTTCTTAATGTCAATTTTCAAGCAATATTTAGTTCCATAATAATCCTCTGTAAGAGCTTTGTGCACGTCCATCATACACTTTTGCGTTCCACGGTGCTTAATACAAGCATACGTGTTTTCTATGAATATGTTTTTCCAATACTGGCTTAACACATTGATTATACAATGGTGAACAATACGATCTGGATAAAATGGTGCAATCATTATTATCCTTTTTTTGGGTTCATATATTGTCTTAATACGATATTCACCTGGTGAATACGTCTCATTCACAAGCTGCCAGTACAGATCATCCAGACGTTCTATTATATCATTATTAAATCTATCAATTTCGGCTCTTCTTCCTTTCCCTTTTTGAGCTTTCCATTGAGCTTTAATGATATTGTCTGGATTATATATCAACGGATATACATTCTTTATTTTTGAACTGTTGCAAATATATAGCTTCTTTGAATTGCCGATATATAATCCGCAATCCTCAAAATCCTCATAATTAGCTATATGTTTTGAACTTTTCATTTGTGCCGTTGATTATTAGCAGAGCTTTCAATTACTTACTTACACCGCTTTAAAAAATAATTATTTTGCCAAGTGGCAAGGTGCAGGCTGCCAAGAAATCTAATAAAATCAGAACTTTTACGGTAAAGACGGAACCCAATGTTCGCATTCGCATTCGAGGAGCGATTATTCGCATTCAGATAACCGAACCCACTATTCGCACCATTATTCGCATTCGCAGAGAAAAGGGCACCAAACAACCTACACCTAATATTTTCATTAATTCCTTTCATTCCGTTTTTAGTTGCACCGAATATTAAAAACGGCACAGACGGAACCCAACGTACGCATACGCAAACGAGGAGCGATAAGTCGCATTCAGATAACCGAACCCACCATTCGCACCATTACCCGCATTCGCAGAGAAAAGGGCACCAAACCAGCCATTATATTGCGTTCCAGGATAATAATAATAATCAGTAATTCCAGAATTGGCACCACCACCCAATGATAATGGGAATGAATATCCTTTATCAGAAATTGAATCAGTACCTATCCATCCAGTAGTACATGGCATATTTGTAATGGCTTTATATCCGTCTGGTATATTCGCATCATTATCGGCTGGTGATATAAATTTTGTAGGATCCTCACAAACGTATGCAATAGCTTTGGAGTTTGCTGTATCATTATACATAAGCACATCATCAGCAAGCATCCATAGGTAATTGAACGGTGCTTCCAATCCACGGTATGAAGTGACGGTATCGGTAAAATCACCATTAGTACTCCAACTTTTAATTAGATATTGCACTTGTCCAGTATTGTTGCCAAGCGTTGCAGTCACCCCACATGGTATGAATGGATTATAACCATTCCATTTGTACCATACACCGCCATCAACAGTTGTTGTACCATCACCTAAACCACCCTGGTGGTATCCGTTGCTGTCCAAGGTAGCATTATATTTATCCTGGCAATAAAATGAAGCATACTCAATTCTTGCCAGCCAGCCAATCTCATTGTATGCTCTATATGCACCCAAATGTGTGCCATTCTTACAATAAGTCCTAAATCCAGCTTTACTCATACTGGTACGTGGCATTCCAAGCAATGAATTATAACTTGCATCATTAGTAGAAGCATTATTACCGCCACGGAAATTGGCAGCATTAGAAGCATATACCACATATCCATTCGCATCACGTGCAATTTCATCACCATTCCATGTCAGCCAGCTTCCAGATACTGCTTTTGAATTGGCTTGATCTATTGTTGCAAACCAGGGTGATATTGTCTTACGTTCAACCAATGTGAATCCTGGCAGTGGATACTGAGAAATCGCATATATCCATTTTGTTCCAGAAAATTCTATCTTTTGGTAATATGCTGGAATCTCCAGCATCACATTTCCATCTGTACTGTCTAATATTGCAGTCGCATCACCCTCGGTTTTTCTTGAATCATTCTGGTGAAGATAATATTTAACCGAGCCATCATCATTTTCAACGAATCTCCTTATGGCAGATTGAATTGGAAGTGTCTTATGCAAATCAAGATTACCAACCCTTGTAAGCAGATAATCCTTACTGGTAAAATCACCCTGCACGCCATACCACATGTCGTATGGATATTGTGGCTTTGTGGTTCCAGCACCTAATATTAATCCCATATTTATAATTATTAAATTGTTTCACCTGCGCCCCAATATAACTCATATTCATCAAGGTCAATGGCATCTGGAGCTATTGATACTATCGCCTCTGGAGACCAATCACCAATTGGAACTGGACTATTGCAATAATCCTTGTCACATATAAGCCTACAATTAAGTAAGGCATCATTGTTAAGATTGGAAATGGTCTTTTTCCTTAGATAGACAGAAAAGGGTATTCCGCCTAAACTGAATCCGTTGCTAAGATCAGTTATAACTCCTTTACTGAGTATTCTGTTGCTATACATCATTGATCCCATAGTATATTTATTAAAAATTTATATTGCAAATATAGCCTAAAAGTGTGTTTATTGGACACACTTTTAGGGAAATTTTAAGTGCGTGGATTATTTACCACCTTTGCCTTTACCACCTTTGGTTTTTTTTGTACCACATGAAGCCATTTTAAACACCTCCTTTCTGAAAAAATATTAACCAAATTATTAAACATTGTAGAGTCTGGCCTATTAATCCTCCAAGCAATGTTGCAGTTAGATCAAGCCAATCCCATTTACCACCCCAAGCCTTATCCTTGTACTCCATACCAACGCCAAGCCCAGCAACAAAAAGTATAGTAAGGAAAAACGCTATTGGTATTGAATACCAAAAATGCTTAGGTCTGCCACTTTCTTCAAACCAACTACTCATAATTTTACCTCCCATTCATTAATTTCTGATCTTAATGCTTCCCTATCCTTATGAAGTTTTGCCATGTCATAAGGTAATTCTTCACCAAGTAAATTGGCTTCAAAGCATTTAACTATTTTGTAATCTCCATCGGTAAGCGATTGTTTCAAAGCAATAATGTGTTTTTTAATTGCCTGCACATCTTTTACCTTGATATAGTCATACGCAATGTGATCTCCAGCATCATAAGGTACAAGTCGTATTACATAGCCATCATCATCTGATTTACGTTTGTTTTCATCAACTGAATCCACTGGTTTCCATCCAGGGCCAAGCTCTTTGATCTGATCATCAACTGTTATGGTACTTTCCATAGTACCATTTTTCATCTTATAGACTATGGGCTGCAAGAAGCGTGATCTTAAATGCCCATTCTCATCAATATAACCATATTCCATCATATCTTTAAAATTTAAATTTGCCAACCAACCAAGCATCTTTCTCTACTGAATTTAAATATCCGATCGTGTACATTGCCATCAGACATTCACCACATGCGCAATCATAATAATCATTGGCCGTATTATCATCATATATCACCTGGCCAGACCGTGGATAGATCCTCATTGATCCGCTTCCCCATTGCTTGAAAAATATTATATCGCCCTCATTGGGATCAGTTGGAAGATATATTATCTGTGCAATATTTGAAGTGTATCCGATAATAAGTGAATCAGTATTATTCAGATAAGTTGAATCAGAGCTTGTTTCTATTGCTTTCTTGCTCAAAGTCAATCCAGCAGCATACAGTCTATTAAAATAGCCTCCATAAGCTGGTGCTGTTCCAGAATTATTGGCCCTGCCATATATTCCAGCTACTATACTCTGGTTTGCATTAAGTGCCCAATCCGATTTATTGACATTCGCAAAACCAAGACCTACTACAGCACCCCTATGTGTGTATCCAGTGCTGGCTGGCATTCCATCTGTGCCAGCCAGATTTGCAAATATGCCGTTTACTGACAAGTAAGATGTACCAGTGGAATAAGATGGATGATTTTTAGCTGCAACTTCTACAATACCACTTGTTGCATCAAGCTGTATCTTTGATCCAAATCCAGTATTCATTGCATGATCGCCTCCAGATAGACTTGACTCAAGAATAATCTTAGGGCTGTATATGAATGTGCTTCCAGACCAATAACCTACCTGCAATAGAATCTTATTATTTTGCGTTTCATCCAGAGTGCTCACTATGTTGCCACTTGTTAATGACCATGATCCTATGCTGGCACCCTCTGCCAATAACAGATTAGTAGCGATTGTTTCCAGTTCAGCACCGAATGTGTTCCATTTTGTCGAGTCGGTTGGCAATACGCCAACAATTGATCCAGCATCAATACGAGCTATGTAATATGCACCGTTATATTTAACGGCATCCAGGCGTGTTGTAGTTCCATAATATGTTTTGCTTGCATCATATACGCCTCGAAACACAAGCACTGGATTTTCCCCTTTATCGCCCTTATCACCATTCTCACCGTCACGAGGTGTTATCCTCATTGGAGTGCTCCATGATGATACAAGCACGTTAGCTGGCGTTTTCATAGCCACTGTAAGCCATAGATATTCAAGTGTGGATAATGATGGAATTGTAGTGCTCCATCCGTCTGGAGCAATGGCAGTGCTATCAAGTGCTGGAGGTGTTGTTGTGGATCCGTTCTTTGCGTATCTGTATTCGTAATAATTGGGATCATCACCCTTTGCGCCTTGATCACCCTTTGCGCCATTGACTATAACAGACCAATAAGCTGAATCAGTTGGCAACTTTCCACTGCTTGCAGTCGTATTAGTGTATCTATATGTACAAGTTTGTGATCCATCATTATAGC